TCATGAGGCAGGTTCTTTTTCGGTTTCCGGTGCGAGGATGCCTTCCATCGGCAAGGTTTTAACCCATGTTTTGTAACGCTTTTCCAGCTCGTCATAGTTCTCTTCGCACCCTATTCTGAAATCGGGGAAACTGGGGCCGCGTGTCCATGCACCCCGTTCTGATCCCTTCAACATCCAGCCATTGCCGGAATGAAGGAAGAGCGTTGTGCTGAGGTTGAGGGCTTTGAACAGTTTGCGCGTAACCACGCCATGCTTTTGCAGCAAAATATCAAGCTTGATGGCTTTGATTTTCCACGGTGTCAGCTTGATGGGCGAGGGCTTGCCAGCTGCAACAATTGGAATGATTTCAGGGAGTTCCAGTCGTTCGGAGGGATAAAACTCTTTGAAGTTTCCTGCTGGGGATGCGCGATCTGGATTGGGGAGTTTGGGCCGATACCAACTGACGGTACTTGGGCTTTTAGAGATTTCGCTTTCAATCTCAATGATCTGCAGAGATAGTATGTTGCAAACCGGTTGAAAGTCGAGATTGGAGCCTTTTGGAATCAGGATTGCTCGGCAATCCGGCCCGGGTTTGTCGCAGTGATAGGCGGTTTCTGCAGATTGAGAGATGACTTTTGCGTTGAGGCGCAACTTGGCCTCGATGCCAACCTGAAACCCATCTTTCTTCCTGACAAGCAGAATATCCCAGTTGCCCCACTCCGGGTAGGCGACCCACTCTTCGGGAAGCTTGTTGATGAAATGGGTGCACATGTCGCTTTCGGAGGCAAACTCGGCTTTGCGACGCCTTTTTTTGCGGCGTTTGGGAGCTGAGCGCTTAGTTGGTTGATCAAGTGTATCGCTCATCGGAAATTGCCCTTTAAATCATCAGTGCTGCAATAGCCTGCTTGATGAGTTTAAATGGCAAATGGACACAGGAATACGTAGTGTGTTTGTTACTGCACAGGTTCTGGCCGTTTTGTCAGAGGAGTGGGGGCTCGTGTGTTGCGAATTTTAAAAAGTCCTATCTGGGCTCTTGATGCCTTGATGGGACAAAAGTCATTTAAGAAAAATCCGATTATCGGAAGTCGCTGGTTAAATGAGCGTGGGTTTTATCTGAAGCGTGTGGCGTGGGCTGAAAAAATGGCTGCACTGCGCCGTCGTCAGATGGTGCGCTTTCTGCCAGAGGAAGATAAAGCGTTTTTTCATCGTAATGGATACGTAGTGAAAGAGAATTTCCTCTCCAAGGATGTTTTTGCGCAAGTTCAGGATGAGATTGCCACGAATGCGTTTGCCGCAAGTGAAATGCGGCAGGGGAAAACGGTGACGCGGTTCATTGGGTTGCCGCCTTCGGTGCTGAAAGACCTACCGGGTTTGAGCAGGGCAGTTCGCGATCCTTATTTGCAAAATGCGATGCGCTATGTGGCGTCTTACAATGCGGATCCCATTGTGTTTTTGCATGCCGTTTTGTGGGATTTGGAAAAAACGAGGAAAGACCCGCAAACTGATTTTCATATGGATACATTCCACGCCACATCGAAAGCGTGGTTGTTTTTGCGCGATGTTGATGTTGCTGATGGACCTTTTCATTACGTGCCGGGGTCTCATCGTTATACGCCGGAGCGGACTGCCTGGGAGTTTGAACAGAGCTTGAATGCGGTTCAGCATCCAGATGGCATGCATGCAGCGGGTTCTTTTCGAGCCAGTGAGGAAGATATTTTGAGGATGGGATATGGTGAACCCGTCTGCTTTGATGTGCCGGCAAACTCACTGGTGATTGCTGATACGCATGGGTTCCACCGCCGCGGGATTGCAACGCGCCCAGGTGCTCGTGTCGGCCTTTTCGCAGATTTGCGCCGATCACCTTACTTCCCATGGCCTGGGTTAGACTTGCGCTCACTGCCGGGTGTAAAAGGGCGTCAGTCGGAAATTTATACGGGTTATCTGAATTTCAGGAGCAAGCTGACAGGAAAACCGAGCCATCACCGGGAGATTGGTCGCGTAAAAATAGACGCGCCACCGGTGTTGTAAAACGTGAGGCAAGACTGATTGCAAGGCGCAATTCTTCTAGGCCCCAAAGGCGAAAAGATTTTTACTATCAATGCAAAGGAAGAAAAATGGAGGCCTCTGCCGGAATCGAACCGGCGTACACGGATTTGCAATCCGCTGCGTCACCACTCCGCCAAGAGGCCAACAGTATGGTGTGGAACGGCTTTTCTGATATTTGGGGCGGATAGTCAAGCCAGTTAGGCAACTTTCTCAGATGTGTTAGGCAAAAGCTGTTCATAAACCGTTCTCTAGGAGAGAGTTCTACGTACCCTTGAAGCGAATTTTTCAACACTCTTGCCTCTGCCATAGTGCTTACCCATAGACGTTGATTTATCGCCAATGGCTTGGGCAACATCTTCATCTGAAAATCCATGATCTTTCAGGTCGCTGGCATAGGTTACGCGCAAACCGTGCAATGTGAGATCTGATCCAGTGGGGCAGGTGTCTTTGAAGACCGGCTTTGCTTTGAAGTCCTGCCAGGCCTTGCGCATGGCGTTCTCTGACGGGTAGGGCTTGCCTCTGGAGTTCTTACAGATGGTGAGGGTTGATTTATCTTCTGCGTTCAGCACGTCCTGCAGGGGTGGCAAGACGTAGAAGAGGCAATCAACCTTGTTCTTTTTGGCGGTGTAGGTGATGGAGTAGCCTTCTGCCTGCGATCCTTGCAGATTGTCCCATCTGAGCGAGGCTATGTCTTGCCCTCTGGCTCCTGTCCACCTTGCCAATGCCAGGACTGGCTTTAGGTGCTTTGGGATGATCTCAAAGATTGTCTCAAACTCTGCTTCTTTCCATCTTCGGTTGGCGTTTGCTGAGTTTTTGTATTTTCGGCTGATGCCCCTGACCGGGTTGAGCTTCAAGCCTGCATAGCCGTATTCGACACCTACGGAAAAGGCGGCTGACAGCATGGCGAGTACATCGTTTGAGAATTTGGGGTATTTGTCTTCGGCGGCTTTGTCACGGGTGATTGCCATGTCTGAGGGGGCAACCGTTATCAGAGGGGCTTTGAGAACATTCTTCTCTCTCAGCCAGTCTATGACCCTCTGGTAGTCTGATTGTGTGCGTGGGGAGAGTTTGGTCCAGCGGTCTTTGGTTTGATAATATTCTATCAACCCGCCAAGGGTGCCGAAGCCTTTGTCCTTTGGAGCGTCTACCAGCTTTGTATAGCGCTTGAGGATCTCAGGTGTTGAGAGGTGGCTTTGAAGGGCGTCTCTGGACCCTTCAAAGCCTTTTACAAGTGCTTTCCGGTTGCTGCGAATGTAAACATACCATCTGCCATTGCGTGCATACGCCGATAAGCCTTTAAGCCGCACTTTGGTCATCCCACATACCACCGTTTGAGGTTAAAGGATCCGTGTGAGGATACTTTAGTGAATGCGCCCATTGCTCAAGATCAGGCACATAATAGCGCTCTTCGCCCTTTGTCTCCGGGATAACGGCGGGCATGAGCCTGTGATCGGTAGACCGTAGACGCTTGAAGAGGGTTACAGAAACCCCAAGCATCTCTGCTGCTGTCTTCTGATTTACCAAAATGTGCTGGTTAGGCATGCTGAGTTGCTCCCGCTGTTTTGGGGCTTAGCTGTCTTCAGTGGCGAGCAGAGTGGTTTGCATTTGCCAGCCGGTGGCCCATTGGGTGTGCCTTGGGTCATCTGTGAGGAACGGGTTATCTGTTGCGACCTTGCCCGCGCTGGCGTCATCGATGCCTTGCTGCTCTGCAATCGTGTACTCACCAGCCATGCCCATGGCGTGCAGGTAAAGATCCAGCATGGATTGCTGTTCTTCACGCTCATGCGGCTTCTGTTTCCGCAGTTTGAGAAGCAGGCGCATGGTTGGAACATCAAACCCGTTGCCTTTGGCTTCTGTGAAGACGTCCTTGATGTCGTCTGCAATGCCCTTTTTGTCAGTTTCCAGGCGTTCGATGCGATCCACAAAGCTACGCAACTGATCGGCTGCAATGCCGCCAGCGTTGGAGTTGGGCTGCGCGGCTTCGTCTTGTTTCTTCTTCCGAGGTGCCATGTTGAACCTCACTGAGTTGGAGCTATAGACAGGGCGCGGTTTGCCCCGCTGGAAAAGCGGATTGCGATGATTTGCGCAAGTTCGCCGCGTTCACTCAAAGGGAGAGGTGCAGCCTCAACCAATCGTTCGAGGCTGAATATTTCTGGCTGCAATAAGCTGTAGTAGCTGGAAAGACTGTGTGGGCTATTCGGCTTTACGTCCGTTTCTCCCAAGTCAGGTAAAACATGCATCGCCTATTCCTTTCGCAATAGATAGCTTTGGGACTTGTTGTGTGGGGAACTGGCCGTTGTTTTTATGCGGCTTTACTTCTTCGTATTCTAGAAAGTGTCACTCATCGTAAATCTAATAAATTTAGAATGTCAATATACATGTCTAAATAAATTAGAAAATGACCAAGTATGCTTGGCTATATCTGGGAGAGAGGTTAGTGAAGTTGGGTGCCAGAAAGTGATGTGCCTAAAATGGGTAGGCAATGCACGCGCAACATGCTTTTATGCGGAATGCAATTAATTGGTCAGCAGCTGATACAAAGCTACCAGTGTCTCACTTCAGACATGTTTCGGCAGAAACATGGTGAGCACATTGGACAATATAAGAAGAGCAATGATGGAATTTTGATTGGTGGAAACGAGTAGATAGTTCAGGAGGTGGTCATGGATGAAGATCGGCGATACAAGTTGTTGTTTTATGGGGCTTGTAGATCACCGCTGTCATTTGACTTACTCGAGTTGCTGTCACGCAATATGGATGAAAGCTCGTTAGCCATCCTGGTCGGTAATGCATCAATGTTGCCACAGTATATAAAATCTAGCGATATTCCGTATCTCTCGCGCAGCTTAAGTGCTCCCTGAATTGAAATGCGAAAATCACCACTTTGCCATTGGCTCATGGATTTTTGCTGTACGCCAGCTGACTCTGAAAACTCTTTTTGTGACATGCCTACATATGTTTCAACCGCACGAAGGCGAGTTGCGATATCCGCAAAAGGTCCAGAAATATTTTTAAGCTTTTTCGTCATGAGCTTAGACTAACACATTCTACATTTCTTAGACCATCGCTCAGATCACATATTGACGCATTCTAAATTAATTAGAATACTCTTGGTATGACTACAGCTAGGATGATCGCGCAGAAACTGGGAAGAGACAAATTGCAAAGTGCTCTCGGGGTTAAGTCGGGCGCTGTAAGCGCTGCCGTTGTGCGAGGGCAATTTCCTGCTTCGTGGTTTCATGAGATGGAACAGTTGGCGCTTGTCGCCAATATGGAACTGCCACGCCATCTCTTCAATTGGAGACGTGGCAACGGGAGACGGAAAGCTATGGGACCGTGACCGCCACAAGCCGCTAGGGCTGTTCTGAGGGTATAGTTACAAGTCACCTTGTTAGCTTCAATCCCTTTGTAATCAGAGCGCGTATTCCGCCACTGATTTTCTAGTTCTCACTTTTCCAATTGTCCGCACTGCTCAGGAGGTCGTAAAATGCCTAAGCCTGTTAACCGTCCCCGTTTGTCTATTATTCCTGCTGGTGTTTTTGAAGATACGCGCCTGAAACCAAGGGATATTCAGGTTCTGGGCGTGTTGTGCTGTTCTACCGATGGCAATGGCGTGACCTATCGCAGTCAGGTGAAGATTGCCCGGCAGTTGGAGATTGCACGCTCTACAGTGCAAAAATCCATTGGCAACCTTGTGCGCTATGGCTGGCTTAAAGTGATGCGGGGTGTGCGTGCTGATGGTGGTGACTGCTCCCATACTTATCGGGTGGAGAACAAGCGAAAGCGCCAGGACGGGCAGGGGGATCTTTTAGAAGAGGCTCCCCCGGATACTCATGTGAATGACAGGCAGGGGGTGCCATCCAATAAGCGGCAGTCCCTGCCACCCCAGATCGGCACCTATAAGAACGAGTCCTTAAAACCTAAAGAAGAAGAAGACAAAGCGGCTGCGAGTGGGTCTTTATGCGAAAATGCTTCCACTCAACCTTCCAGCTCACCAACCGCAGATAAGGCCGGGCAGAGGTTTGTTGAGGGCTGTAGTCGGTTTTTGAAATCACTAGGGCTTGATGCCACCACAGCGCAGGTGCGGGGCGGCCTAAACCCGGTTTGGGGCTGGTTGATCCATGGGTGCGATCTTGAAATGGATGTAAAACCCACAATTACCCATGTTTTGGGGCGTGCGCCGGAGCAACCGCGCAGCCTCAACTACTTCACCCGCGCCATTCTTGCGGCCAAACGCAGCCGCGAAGAGCTGGGCAAGATTGAAGGCCGGTTTATCCCTGATGGCAGCAAGGCCAAAGCAGCGAGGGCGCGAGATCTGGACAGATCAGCAGAGCGCTGCCGGGCGGCGATTACCAAAGTGTTTGGTGAGGGGTATGCATGAGCGCGGCCGCACAGACAAAATCAGCCAATGACCTCATAGCGCAGCACTTTTTGAGTACGCTGGGCGGCACTTTCAAAAAGGTGCCAGGCAGCAACGAGGAAGCCTATTTCACCTCTTTGCGAGAGAAGCTTAGCGGGTTTTCAGAGGAGGTGCTGAAAGCCGGAGCGGATGCGTTGGTGCTGGCTGCAAAAAGCACTGTTTGGCCGTTTGTTGGAGAGTGCGTGAAAGCCTGCACTGAGGCGCAACGGCAGTTGGAAGGCACACCTGAGCCCAGCCTGCAGGTGGGCGGCTATCCATGGCCTGAGCATGTGGCCATCAAGATAATGGTGGGAGCGAATGCAGACACTGCGCTTTCCGCCTGCCTTGCTGGCTGGCAAGCGGATCTGGTGGACTTTGTGCGCCGGGAAAAGCGCATGCCGGATATGGCGGAAACTGAGATTCTTGTGGTGGCCACAATGGAGCGCAACCGGCGCGTGGCCGGGCAGGTGAAGTCTGCTCTGGATGTGCTGCGCGGGGAAACCACACGGGAGCTGGCAGCACTTCCGCCAAACCATCCAATTCAGTTGATGGCAGATACTTTTGAGCGGCGGCGTGAACGGCTGGCGGGCCTGATTGCCAAGGAAGTTTTACGACATGGGGAGATGCAGGATGTTGAGCTCTAAGAATACAGATCCACTTCGCTTGCGCGGCACCAAGAAAGAGCAAAAACAGGAAGTGCTGCGCCGGGCAAAGTATCAACGCGGGCAGGCGCTGGAATGGCTTTACAACAACAAACACATCACCAAACTGCAATACCTGGCGGGTTGCAAAATCCGGGCGTTGTATGCTGAGTGTGAGGGGCAGGCCAGCTCCATCGACTTCACCCAGCCCCGCGTAGATTGCAGCCGCAAAGTGCGCGACTGGCTTCTTGTCTCCACCACAGACGCAAACAGAACCCTAGAGCGGATAGCAGCCCTCTTGGGGCCTGATCAATCTCAGGCAGTGTTCGCCATCGCCGGGCAGGGGCTTTCCATCACAGAGGCGGCGATAGGGTTTGAGGAGAACGAAGCCAAGCGGGAGGCGGGAACGCCGAGTAGGGCGACACGCGATTATGTTTCTCGTCTAGCCCGGAATGGGTTGGGGCATGTGGCGGGGGAGGTTGATACATAGTTGCCGAAAGAGTTTATTGTTTGGCTGCTTCAAGCTAGAATGGAATTTAGTTTAGAGTAAGTTATCTAAAAATCACCCTCCGCACATTGTAGACATGTAATCCCGTTACGCCGCCACATGTCGACAACTTGTTTGCGATCATCGACGACGAAGGCGATCCTTTTCCCCTCTGACAGGAGCATATTCAGGATCTCTTGTTTAACGAGATAGTCGGCACGGTTGTCGTGTTCCTGCCGCATTATCAATCGCGAGAAGGGTATGCTGTTCCACGTTAGCCAAGTTTCAGTAAGTTTCCTGCTTTCTTCACCTCGACCACTAACGAGGATCAAATCGTATTGGTTACTGTCCCACAGGGTTTTGTAGAGGTCTACCATAGGCTTGCTGGGCGTATCATCGCCCATCAAGTCATTAAATCTCTTCCAGTCAGACTTCGGAGGGGTAACCAAGGGTCTCCGGTGGTTAATGTCAGCAAGAGTGCCATCTATATCGAAGAGGATAGTAGATCCATAATTAATCAATTATCGAGTTTTCCATCTGTGATGAGACCTAACATTTTGGAGAGTTCAGCTTCTTGTTCAATCATCATTCGTCTTAAAGCTGAGAATGAACTGTCATCGTACTTTACATTATCATGCCCCACAAATACGGTTAACCCTTTTTGATTAACTGCTTTTGCGTGCCCTAAACGGTTCCGATGTTGGAGCAATTCTTCGTAAGCTTGAATGTTTGTTCTTACGGGCCCGACAAGCTCACATTTTGATTTGTGTTTTACAATGCTATTCAAAACGTGAAAACGAGCGCGCGAAGGAAAGTCGTGATCCTTTAAAATCTTGCCAATATCATCAGTTTTACTAAGGTTAGCTATCTTTTTTTCCAAGCTCTTTTTAATTTTCTCTAATTTTTCCAATGCCTTAGCGGTCAGAGCGCTTTTATTTTCGCCTTCTAGTTGGTTCCAGCGTGTTTCAATCGAGGAAATTACTATTTGGTCACAGTCTGCAACTGATGCCATTGCAATTCCACGCATATTGTTTACATCAAGTACTTTCTTGATAGTCCTGCTCACAATTTTAAGTATATCATCCTCAAACTGCTTACTACTTCGGTTGAGGCAATAAACACCATCTGACATTCCGTTTTTAAAGATAGCGCTTCGAAGTTCGTTGACAGGTTTATTGGAATAGAAAATAATATCAGTAAAGTAATTGTACTTTTGACGAATTTCTTTAATTAACTCATCACCATTAATCTTGTCACCATTTGTTGCCTTAAGATCGTAATCCATCAGAATTAAGTCAAATCTACTATCACCAGCTAACTTTGCTACTTGGGTGCCATTCAATTCGTTTTGAACTTCTAATCTAAAACCCAAATCAGAAAGTTCCATCCCCAAATTCTCTTCTACTGGTTTCAACCACTTAGGTTTGTCTTCAAACCATAGGATAGAATAATCCAAATTCATCTTGTAAACTCCAATCGAAATTTAATTGCACGTCCATCACCCATGACTGCATCAATTCGACCATTTAATTCGTTTTCCATCAAATCTCGGGCGTGGAACAAGCCCAAACCAGAGCCCGTAGTTGTAGTATAACCTTTTTCGAAAATAGTATTAATATCTCTAACAAAAGTGTCTAGTCCACTTCCATTGTCTGTTACTTCAACTAATAGTAATTTATCCGAAGGGGTGGTTAGTTTAAAAGTTAGTTTACTTGCGCCCGCTTTGCTGGCGTTGTGAACTAAATTGTCAATTATCACAAATAATTCAATGGGTTTGAATTCTTTAACAAACTCATCTGCATAGTTTATCGTCTCAAATTCCAAGCCAGATCCGGAAAATACCGAACAAATTTTGTTAATGTATTGAGGCATGAACTGAGACAAATCTGCTTTTGTCTCTTCTCCATCGAGGATAAAATTGGCTTTTGTAGCAAAGTTAACTATTGATTGTATTTTCGAGTTGGCTAGCTCAACGCTTTCAATAAAATCTTCGATATCATGTTCTTTGAAAATGTTACGTTTGATCTTATTGCGCGCCAGGATGACGTGCTTAGTGACTTCACTAGAATACGTGCCAACGTGATGATGATAGGCAACCAAGCTATCAAAGTCGTTGGTATCAAGCGCGGTGAAAAAATTTACTCTCTTTTGTGCTTCTATTGCACTCTTCTCAGCAAATTCTCGCTTTTCCTTTTCTTGTTTTGCTTCTTTTTCGGCTAATCTGCGAGCCTTCCTATGAGCCTCAGCCTCAGCAACTGCTTCGCGTCTCTTTCTTTCAATTTCACGATGTTTTTTGTTTGCAACAGCCAACTCTTTCGATAAGGCTTTGTTATCAAGTTTTGCAGCGACCTTCTCAAGGGCGTCCATTGCATCAGAAAAGCTTTGAGAGTTGTCATCGATAATCTTCAGAAAATTTTCAGAATACCTCTCAATGTTAATGTCTTTACTTTTCGTAATGTTCGCTACTGTGCTAATTATTCTTGCGCGGGCGTTATCTGATTGCATACCAGAAAGATCGAGGCGATCATTGTCCTCTTTGTCGACCCATAGTACACCTGTTACATACCGCTCCAATGGCCGAAGGCACTTTTGAGAAAATAAGTCTTCCAGTTGCGTGTATGCAGGTGTACGGACTAGCCCTGCATCGCGGCTACTAGCTTCCCGGAAATCTTCTTTTTTGCCGTTTTTTATGTTAATTTGACCGATTATTTCTCGGGTTCCTAGAAAACGAGAATAACCTTGTGTTTTTCTCTGATTTAGACCAAAAGTATCGTCGGTTGGTTCGCCTACCGGATACACTCGAAAACCATCATTCAGTAAGAAAATGTGCCCAAACTGCGTAGAAGGTTGCCCCATATATCTGGTAAATACGTTTCGAGCTGCTTTATTTAAAAAATGTATTTCAATGTAAGCGTCTAATCCAAAGAGTTTTTCATACTTATTAACTTCAATATACTCTACGATTAATTCATTTCTATCAAATATTTTACTTCTTATAAGTCGCCCTTTGTCCTCAAGGGTGACTTGAATATTGGTAGTGTGTCGAGAAATGCGATCTAGTACTAGATTCCTAACTTCACCATTGACAACTTCATTATTCTCGCGAGGGATTTGACTCTCTTGGAAGTTGCTTTCGCCGAACTCAGCTATGCTCATTTCTGAGATGAATTCGGTCGTTTCTGCCGCTGCAATAGATTTTTCATCCTGACTTAATTCTTTTTTAGAATGCAGGAAAATATTTAACTCACTGTGAGAGCCGAACGGGTTAACGAGTTTGGCTAGGGACGTTTTTAGTTTTAGAATTTTTGATCTGTCCCATTCAGACCTTACTCCCGTTATTTTAGCTATAGTACCATACTCAAACGGAACGTTGTCGATCAGTGGGAGCTCATTGGGTTCACAAATATCCAAATTGAGCGGGACGTTTTCTATCCGTCGTGAGAGCTTATCTTCGAAGTCGCGCCAATCCACGGATAGGAGTAGCAGTTCATTGTTATCTGTTGAAGCTGACTTCGTAAATAATTCGAGGTGACACCCTAATCGATCACATGAAAAACGGCCAATACCTTTGTTCCCTGCGAAGGCGGAGCGGTTTTTGTCTATGCGGCTACGAAAATCTTCAGGTATACTGTCGAGGTTTCTAATTGCTTTTGCTTCTTGGCCGTCTTGTTTTGCGGAATATCCAAGAAATAACCATTTTCCCAACAACTCATCGCGTGTCATTCCCTTCCCGTTATCGACGATGTAGATTACCTCATCTTCAATAACAACGTCGACGCGAGAAGCTAAAGCGTCAAATGAATTTTTTACTAGCTCGAAGACGGCGACAAAGTCGTTTGTAATAAGGTCTCTTCCGACAATATCTTTTACGCCAGCACTGGTTTTAAAATATACCTGTTCACTCATTTATCTATCTCTACTTAAAGAATATTCTCAAGCTTGCGCAATAGCTCTCCGAGTGCCTCTGCCATCAGGGGAGGAACGGCGTTGCCTACTTGAGTATAGCGAGGACATTCGCTCTTACGTCTTGAGCCTCCGGTTGTGTATTTTCCCTGAAATTCAAACCAATCGGGGAAACTCTGAAGTCGCGCATTCTCGCGAACAGTTAAGATGCGAGGTTCACTATAGTGAAGTAGATCGTCAGGTAACGTTGTCACTGTTCGCGATAGGCGATCTGGATCCAGAGGAGTGAAACATTGCTTTTTCATGCCATATTTTTCACGCATTTCTTTTGAAAGAGATCGGCCTTTTGGGCATGTTCTGAGAACGTCCTGAAAGCGTAATACCGTTTCTGCTCTGTGATTTGGTAGTCGCAGGCTATTAGGGCTTTGTGTCTTTCGAAGTCCTTTTCTCATCAGTTTTTGAAATTGAGAGAGTTCTTCTGGCTGCAGATAGTCTATGCGGTTGAAGCCTTTAGTATCCAGACAGGGGGCAAGGTCGTGTAGGTTGATTTCAAGATCTGAGATTGCTTCTTTGACAGTGATATTATGCCCATTTAGACTACGCTTGTCTCTAAAAGAGGCGCAAAATGCATCGATGTCATCGAAGGGATCTATTTCTGCCTGACTTGTAATCAAGTCTGCACGAACGGCCATGAGAATAAACCTAGCTCGAGGCTGGGGTACTGCGAAGTTCGACGCTTCTAAAATGCGACTGAATACCTGATATCCACCCCACTCAAAACCCATTAAATCCTCTCTGACCTGATCTGCATGAGATTTCTTATTTTCGCCTTTGAATGCAGATGCAAATCCTCTTACGTTTTCAAACAGGAGGAATTTTGGTTGTAGAATATTGACAATTTCTACGTACTCATCCTTGAGTTTATTTCGAGGGTCTTCAGGATTGCGTCTTCCTGCTACAGAGAAACCTTGGCAAGGCGGACCACCAGCGATCAAATCGATGTGCCCTCTCATTGCCTCTAACTCCCTTGGGAATTGATCTAGAAGCTCTCTTGTCGTCATCGCTTCTTGAGGCAGCCACTCAGGCCATTCAAATGTGGTTTTGCGCTTTGAGCAAAGATTATGGGTCAAGGTTTGGAAAGCGTCGCCACTTTTTTCAATCGCGAACACACCTTGCCATCCAGCCTTCATCAACCCAAGTGAAAGCCCTCCGCATCCGGCAAATAGATCTATGAACCGCACTGAAACGTCACCCATGTTCAGGCGTTTGAGATTCGCCTTATAGAAAAATCAAATAGTTAGAGAAAACAACCTAGCTGATTTGTACCCAGTTAGTCAGGTGCATTCTAACAAAAAACTGGAGTTCTCAAACCCCTAAGTTGCAATGCGCAAGCTGGTTCTCGGTAGAATCTGTTGAAGATTCAAACTAGCATGCTGCATAACGGCTTGCTGAGGATAGTTCCAGATGCGCACCTCAAATTATTATCAATCTCCGCATGTTTACTGGAGCGGCAAAGACACTGTAAAATTTGCTTGTGCACAGGCGCTGCAAAAGGGTTCTGAATATTGAATAACTAAATGAGTTGATTGGAATAATTAGGTGACACTGGCACCTGCGGACCACTGACAAAGCTGACGCTCGGTCGCTCTTGCTTGACACATGCTGCACTAATCGGCATGATTCAGCCATGATGAACAAATGCGCTTTCAGGTTGCTGCCTGAGGGCGCTTTTTCGTTGGAGCTGCCATGTTCCGCTATTCCGCGAATTTTGATGATGTTGCCAAAGGACTGACCAAAGCGGAACAGCGGCAGGTACCCTATGCGATCAGCCTGGCGCTGAATGAGACTGCACAGGATATCAAGACCAATAGCGAGAAAGCTTTAAGCAGGCGGCTTGACCGTCCTACACCCTTCACCAAACGCGGCCTTGCATTGAAGCGGGCAAGCAAGCGCAACCTTTCGGCACTGGTCTTCTTCAAGGACAGGCAGGCGGACTATTTGGAGCTGCAGGAAAAGGGTGGAACCAGAAGGCCAAAGCGGAAGGCGCTGGCGGTTCCGTTCTCACAGCGGCTCAACAAGTACGGCAACCTCCCACGGCGCAGTATTGACCGGCTGTTGAAACGCCCGGATGTGTTTCAAGGTGAGATCAATGGGGTTGAGGGGATCTGGCAGCGCCCTAAGCGTGGCAAGCGCCGGGATAGCTCACGAGGCACTAAGGGCCGCACGGGTTTAAAGCTGCTGGTTGCCTATGAGAAAAGCGCAGACTATCAACCGCGCCTGCGGTTTGAAGAAGGTGCTCGAAAGACTGCCGATGCCCGGATGAAACGCAACTTCCGGCGTGCAATGCAGAAGACTCTGAAAACTGCCCGTTAAAACTTGGGGGCGTGTTTCCATATTCTGAAAAGCTTTGGGTCCTTCCTGGGCCTGCCCCGGCCTGCGGGTAGTTCGGAACTGCGGGACTTTGGTCTGTGTGGTGTGCGGGAGTACTTGGTGTTTTCGTTTCTGTTGTTGTTCCAGATGAAAGGGGGCGTGCATGGAGAATGTTGAACGCTATCCGCTCCCTGATGGTGTGGAAGATGTGGTGGTGAATAAGCGCCACCTTGCTGAAGCTTTTAAGAAGAGCCTGCCTACCATTGATCAATGGATTTGCGAGGGGATGCCTTGTGAGAGCAAGGGCACCAATGGGCAGGCTTACGAGTTCCGGTTGTCTGTTTGCTATGCATGGCAGAAAGATAGAGAGGCTGTAGAGGCTGCGGAAGAAGAGAAGATCCAAAGCAATATCCGCCAAATGCAGATGGCTTTGTTGGGTGGTGGGTCTGGCAACTCTGAAATGGCGCTCACGCCAAGGCAGCGCAAGGAACTTTATGAGACTGAGGCGGCCTATAACAAGCTTGCACAATCGCGTGGTGAGCTGATCGCCCGTGCCGATGTGGTGGCGATGCTGGAACGGACTTTCTCAGCGGTTCGCAATGCGGTGAACGGCATGCCTGACCGGTTGTCCCGCGATGTTGGTTTGGATGGTCGCCAGTCAGAGGCGGCGGTTGTGGTTGCTGATGATCTGCTGGCAGAACTTCACCGGGAGCTTTCTGAATTCATGCAGGCTATGAGTGCGGAGGAGGACACTGGACAGACTGCTTTACTCGAGGCGGCGGAGTAGTTGCCTAAAACTAGTTTGATACAAATACAATAACGTTTGCATGTGCTGTGTCTGAGAGCAAGTAATGGATAACTATACTTGCTTATTAAAGGTCTATAATGTTGAAATGTATAGACCTTTAATGTTGGCTAACTTTCAGATTGGTTCTTGGTCTATTGAGCGAATTGTATTTTACTTTCGAGGGAGACAACCTACTCGGCCACTGTCGATTGGAACGTCTGCATGACGCCCTGAGGCGAGAATGTCGAAATGAAAACGGTCAGGCATGAAACCTACTGGCTGGCCTGCCAAAGCTTTGCAGATGAAAAGAGCTCCTTCGGGCTCTGCTTCTTCACATAAGCCACGCATTCTAAAAGCGGTTGAATTTGTGTCATCAAGTACATAGCCGTCAATTTTTGTTGGAATTGGCGCGCCTTCTTCCCAAACTGCCACCACAACTTCTAAAGAATCTTGTGTGTAGGCACAGGCCGATTCGAGTATATCTGATGATATCGCTGCCTTCGGAGTTAGTAAAATAACTGCAGCTAGCATATAAGTGTAAGTAAGCTTATTCATATTGAATGCCTTTGTTTTGTTTTTATTGCCTTACTTAGACGAGAAAGAACGTTATTCGTGAGCGAACAAATAAAGTACCTTATGCTGCGGTGATGCTATGTGGCTCGACCCGTGCAAGTTTCTTGACGGTATTATTACCTGACTAGGTGTTCCCGCCATGCCCTCATTCGACCTTCCGCCCCGTGCGCACGGGTGGCGGCCGCCTGCTTATGCGAGTGCGGCCGGGTGCCTTGCTGATGCGCTGCCTATTCTTGCGCCGGTGCGGCGTATGTCGGTTTCAAGTTGGGCAGGTGGTGAGCGCAAGCTGCGGGACAATGGGGCAATCATTGCGTGGGATAACAAGGTAACGCCTTACATGGTGGAGCCTATGGACATGAGTGCGTCACGGCGTTTCCGGGGGACGGTGTTTGCCGGGCCTGCGCGGACTGGCAAAACGGATGCATTGATAATCAACCGCATAGGGCAGGCGATCTGCTGTGAGCCGTGCGACATGCGTGTCATTCATATGGACAGAAACGCGGCGCGTGAATTTGCCTTGAAAAAAGTAGGGGCGCTGATCAACTACACGCCTTCAATCAAGCGGCGCTTAGGCCGGGGCCGGTTCGACAACAACATATTAGACAAGCGTTTTCAGGGTGGCATGACGCTGGATATCGGTTGGCCGGTGGTCTCCAAAGTGTCTGCTTCTGACCTGCCTTTAATGCTGCTGACTGACTATGACCGTGCGCCGGAAGACATTGAAGGGGAAGGCAACCTGTTTGACCTTGCCTTGAAGCGTACGGAAACTTTCGGTTCTCGTGGGATGGCGATTGCAGAAAGTTCTCCGGGCCGCCTGATTGAAGATAATGACTTCTTGCCGCCTGAGGGTGCGCCGCATATGGCACCACCGGCAACGGGCATTTTAGCGCTTTATAACAGGGGCACCCGTGGACGCTATTACTGGACTTGCCCGGATTGCCGCGAGGTCTTTGAACCAGATTATGAGTTACTGCATTTTCCAGATGAGGGCAGCCCGAAAGAGCGCGGCCTTGCTGCTGTGATGGCGTGCCCGCATTGCGGTGCGATCTTTGAACCACGGCACAAGGTGGAGCTAAACCGGGCGGGCCGCTGGCTTCATGAAAGCAAAACCGGGGAGCTGGTGAGCGTTCATGATGAGGCTTTGCGGGAAACGGATCTTGTCACTTACTGGCTGAAAGGGGCGGCCGCTGCCTTCCAGCCGTGGGCGTCCTTGGTTTCCAGATATGAGACTGCTTGGCAGGAGTTCCAGCAAACCGGAGATGAAACCTCATTAAAGACCACTGTGAACGTTGATCAGGGCAAGCCTTATTCCTCGCGCATGGTGGAAGATGAAGACGATTTGAGCGTGAAGCAACTGAAGGACAAGGCAGAGCAATATCTGCTTAAGGTCGCACCACCGGAAACCCGCTTTCTTACCATCGCTGTTGACGTGCAAAAGGGTCGCTTTGTTGTGCAAGTGGATGCCTGGGGGCCGGGGCTGGAGCGCTGGTTGATTGATCGTTTTGATCTTCACGCCCCGCCTGCAGGTGCACCAAGCGCCGACGCACGCGCGATTGACCCGGCAAAGTACAAGGAAGATTGGGACGCGCTTTTGCCCTTGCTGGAAAAGTACTACCCGGTTGCGGGCAGTGGCTACCAGATCAAACCGGCTGCGCTGATCGTGGACAGTGGCGGCGCAGATGGTGTGACGAAGAACGCTTATGCTTTTTTTCGTAAATCGCGCAAGCTTGGCCTGCGCAGGCGTGTGTTTCTTGCCAAGGGGCTGGATCGTTGGGACCGGGACCGGGCAAAGGAAGTCACACCAGAAAAGGAAGAAGGCAAGCGCGTTAAAAAGCGTTCTGATTTGAGAATTGTTCGTGTGGGCACATGGCGGCTTAAATCCGAAATTACCGCCAGCCTTGCCCGTGAAGATCCCGGTGCAGATGCCTATCACCTGACCCGCAACCTACCAAGTGAAGTGTTTGAAGAGTTTTGCGCAGAGCGGCGCACCCCGAAAGGCTGGGTGCTTCGCAAAGGGCGCAAGAGAAACGAGGCGCTTGATTTGGGCGTTTATGGGCTGGCGTTGGTGCTGGTTCTTAGGGCGGAAAAAATCAACTGGAAGCGCCCGCCCATTTGGGCGCGGCGAATGGAAACCAATAGTTTTGCAGCACTCAGGCCAAAGCAAGAGGCAATCCGTGATGCGGGTTCAAAGGATCTTGCCGGGGAAAGTGTGCCTGAAAATCTGCCAGTACCGGCGCAAACTGAAGCGCCGGAGACGCAAGCGGAAGACGAAAAACAGGCAGTGCAAACAACGGTGAAGCCGAAACGGGCACCACCTAAAAAGGCGCGCCGAAAACCAAGGCGCAGAGGCAACGGTTTAGTGGCCGGGCTGCGGGGGTGATACATGGCAGTAATTGGATTTGAAGAGCCTTTAAGCGCAGAACCTAAGGTGATGCGGGCAGGTGACTTTGCATCATGGCGGCGGGATGATCTGGCGCAGACATTCCCGCCAGATGATCACACGCTTTCCTATGTGGGAACATTGGAAGGGGAAGCCCCGGAAAAAATTGAGTTTACAGCAACCGCCCTTGAAGGTGGTTTTTTTGTGAGCCTTGGGGCTGATGAGAACGGCGATTGGACCTCCGGGGTTTACCAGTGGGCAGCCTTCATCACGCGGGACAGTGACGGGGCGCGGAAGACCGTGGGCAGCGGCCGGTTTGAGGTTCTGCCGGATCTGGCAAGCGGGGACGCTATAGACCTGCGCAGCCATAACCGGCGCATGCTGGAACAGATTGAAGCTCTTCTGGAAGGGCGAGCAAAATCTAACGTTGCTTCCTATGAGATTGCAGGGCGCAAGCTGACAAAGCTAACCCCAAAAGAGCTTGCCGACTGGCACACCCATTACCGCAAGCTGGTCAGAATAGAAGACCGCAAGCGCACGGGGCGGGGCAGTCACCACTTGCGGAAGGTGGAGTTTAGATGATGGGTGCATTTTCCAAAATCTTTGGCAGACGTAACAAGCCTGCAGAGCTGCCTGTTAAACAGCCGGGCGGGGCGGTGCGCAAATACAAAGCGGCCCGCCCGGATCGTCTTGTAAAGTTCAAGTTGATGGGGCTCAATTCATCCTTGATGCGGGATGCCCAGGAAGACTTGTTGGGGCTGGTTTCCCATAGCAGGGAGCAAAGCCAGAACAACGATTACCTGAAAGGCTTTTACTCCCATTTGCGGCGCAATGTTGTGGGTCGCAATGGCTTGCAGATTAAGCCAGTTGCCCGGCTTGGTGATGGCAATCTTGACCGGGACAGCAACAAGCTTATCCGCGATGGTTTCCTTGAATGGAGCCGCAAGGGGATCTGCACCACCTGCGGTAAGTTCTCGTTTGCTGATAGCCAGCGCATCGCGCTTACAGCCGCTGCTCGTGATGGGAACTTTCTTGCCCGCAAGTATGTTGGGCCGGAGTTCGGGAGGTTTGGTTTCCAGATCCAGCACCTTGATATCACCATGCTGGATGTGGAGCTAAACAAAGAACTGGACCACGGGCATTACATCCTTGCCGGGGTGGAATGTAACGCGGTGGATCGCCCGGTTGCCTATCACATGTTTAAGCACAACCGCTCTTATTACGGCGGCCGTGGCGAGCGTATTCGCATACCTGCAGATGAGATCGTGCACCTTTATCTGCCCTTTGATCAAACTGCCCCGGTGATTGGTGTTCCATGGGCGCACACGGCTTTGCGGCGCTTGGCGCAAATGAACAGCTTTGAAGACGCAGCCCTTGCGAACGCTGTTTATGGTGCGCAGAAAATGGGCTTTTACACCCGCTCTGCAGATGCTGACCCGGATGAAGAATTAGGCGGTGGTCAGGCGGCCGGGACCAATGGTGAGGCGGAAGACGTAGAAGAAGAAGAGTTCTTTGATGAGCAGGAACGGCCCCGGCTTGAAGAAATGGAAGCTGGTGTTTTGGAAGAGCTGCCACAGGGCTATGACTTCAAAGCTTTTGACCCGGCCTATCCAAGTGGGGAGATGGAACCTTTCATCAAGATCATGCTGCGCGGTGTGTGTTCCGGGCTTGATGTGGCTTATTCGTCTTTGTCCAGCGACTTGGAAAAGGCCAACTTTTCGTCATTGCGGGCCGGGCTTGGTGAAGAGCGCGAACAATGGGGCGTGCTGCAGGGCTGGCTTGCAGATCATTACTGCGGATCTATCTTTCCTGACTGGTTGCGCATGGCGATGCTGAGCGGGCAAGTGCGTTTGCCTATGACACAGCTTGCCCGGTTTCAGGCGGTGGAATGGACCGGTCGGGGCTGGCAATCGGTCAATCCAAAAGACGATGCGGCCGCCAATAGAACCAATATGGAATCCCGCATTAAAAGCCCGCAGGAAGTGGCTGCAGAGCGTGGGCGCACTCTTGAAGATATCTATGACGATTTTGAAGAGGCAAGGGCACTTGCCAAGGATCGCGGCATAGATCTTGACGCGGTGCTTTCTGCCTTCATGAAAACGGTTCCGCCTGCTGAAAAAGAGCAGCCTAAAGAGGACTAATCACACCATGCCAACACATGAATTGAAGCTGCCGGAGCGGTTGTTCCGGCAGGGTGTTTTCGTGCGCGCTAGCGAGGGCGCGGAAGAGGATCTTTTAGAGCTTTCGTTTTCCAGTGATGCACCCATACGCACCTATTGGGGCGTTGAAATTCTGGGTCACGAGACCAGCGAGATTGACCTTGATTTTATTGGAAGCGGGCGTGCGCCCCTACTGATTGACCACCGGGCAACCGTTGCAAATCAGGTGGGCGTGATTGAGCGCGTGGAGATCAAGAACGGCAAGGGCCGGGCTTGGGTTCGCTTTGGCAAATCAGAGTTGGCTCAAGAGATCAAACAGCGCGTTTTAGATGGAGAGCTAACCAATGTTTCTGTGGGCTATCAGATCCGCAAAGCCCGTTTGGAAGAAGAGCATGACGATGACTTAAACGTCTATCGCATCACCCGTTGGACCCCTCATGAAATCTCAATCGTCTCAGTCCCGGCAGATCCTTCTGTTGGTGTTGGGCGCTCAAAGCCTGAGGGGGCTGTTGTTTCCATTGCACTTGAAAGAAAGGCTGATGCAATGCCCAAACCTAATGAATCCGAGACCCCAAAGACCGGCCCTTCTGAAGAAGAGCTGGCACAGATCCGCTCAAAAACTGCGGAAAATGAGGCCAAACGCATTCGCGAAATTGAGGCGACTGCAGCGGAATGGAATTGCCGGGACATTGCGGCGGAAGCGATCCGCTCCGGCATGTCTTCCGGGGACTTTTCAACCAAAGTCTTGATGCTTCAAGGCGAGCGTGGGCAGGAGAAAATCTCCGGTGCCGCTGATATTGGTTTGAGCCAAAAAGAACGCAAGCAATTCTCGTTTGTGCGTGCTTTGAATGCTTTGGGAAATCCGACTAATGCGCAGTACCGTGAAGCTGCTAAGTTCGAGTTTGAATGCTCGGAAGAGGCTGGCAAAAAACGCGGCAAGCAGGGGGAAGGCATTCTTGTTCCTTCTGATGTAATGCGGGCGGATATGAGCGGGCAAACCCGTAACCTGTCAACGGGCACAATCGGAGCTGGTGGTGCTCTGGTTTCTGATAACCTGCTTGCAAGCAGCTTTGTTGAGTTGCTGCGCAAGCGTGCAGTTGTGATGGGCATGGGCGCCCGCATGCTGCATGACCTGGAAGGCAACTTTAAGATCCCACGTATGGTGGGTGGAGCCACCGCCTATTGGGTAGGTGAAAGCGATGATGTGACCAAAAGCGCAGAGGCTTTTGATCAGATCGAACTAAGCCCGCATACTCTGGGTGCGTTTACCGACTATTCCCGCAGACTTCTTATTCAATCCTCGCTGGATGTGGAAGCCATGGTGCGGGATGATCTGGCGCGGGTGATTGGTTTGGAGATCAGCCGGGCAGCGCTGCATAGTGACGGCTCTGGGGAAACTCCAAAGGGGATCGCTGCCACCACTGGCATTAACTCCACCACCTTTGCGGCAAATGCTCCAACATTTGAAGAAGTGATTGCAATGGAAACGGCTGTTGCAACGGATGATGCAGACATTGGAGCCCTGGGCTATGTCCTCAATGCTGCGATGCGTGGATCTTTCAAGACCACGGAAAAAGCTGCTGGGACTGCCCAGTTTATCTGGGAGCAAGGCAACACGGTAAATGGTTACAACACCGGTATTTCTAATCAGGTGCTGGATCACAACGGCTTCTTTGGCAACTGGGCGGATCTTCTGATTGCGCTCTGGACGGGTGTAGATCTGACGGTTGATCCGTTCACTCAATCCACCAGTGGGACCGTGCGCGTGGTTGCCATGCAGGATGTAGATTTTGCAGTGCGTCACCCGCAGAGCTTCTGTCACTCCTTCAAAGCTTAAGCTTTACGCCAGTTAAGCAGCCGGTTCGCCCGGCTGTTTTTATTTGGACTTCTCATATTCTTATCAACTCTCAAGAGGGCAGATCATGGCTGCAAAGATGAAGATTGAAATTTTGAAACGCACGGTTTGCGGTGGTGAACCGGTTGCGCCGGGTGATGTGGTGAACGCTTCTGAAAAGGATGCAAAATTCCTGATCAATATGAAAAAAGCAGAAACAACCACAAGGCGGGTTGGCAAGGCTAAGGCGGGAGAAAAGCCAAAAGAAGAAGACAATCCAGCCGGGGACTAAAACCCGGCTCATATGAGAAGCAAACGGGGGGCTTTGTTGTAGCGTATCCTTATCCGAAAACCAGTTTCCACTTTTCGGGGATACGCTCTGCCTCCCGTTTTTCGTTGGCCTTGGAGGCGAGGATTTACCAGTGAAAAAAGAACTACAGAGCACCACCAGCCTGAAACCACCCAAACCACTCACACCCATCGAGCTTGCGCGGGTGATGGGCAGCACCCGTGTAAACCGGGCGGTTGGTGTGCAGGGCGGGCAAACAATGGTGAAGCGGCAATGATTGATTTTGACGATGATCTAAATGAGATGCTGCGCACTGATGAGTTTGCAACAACGGCAACCTACGCGCTGCAGAACGGGGACACCGGGCACCTCACCGGGATTTTTACCAATGAGGGGGAGGAAACCTCCTTTGGTGAAGTTGGCATGCTCACTTCCAAACCAGTGTTTGCGGTGAAGGGCTCAGATATTCCGGCTGAGTTTGGCGAGGGTGCAGAGCTGCTGATTGACGGGCAACGCTTCACGGCGGCAAGCAGCCCCATGAGTGACGGGGCAGGCTTAAGCCAGATCCTGCTAGAGCGCGAATAGGGGCAGCCATGGCACACATAAGAACGCAGGTGCGCGATGCTGTAGAGGCAGCTTTAAAAGGGCTTCCTTCTACAGAGGATCGCTGCTTTGTCACGCGCACCTTTCCGCTGGATCACAAGCGACTGCCTGCGCTGCTTGTCTATGTGCTGGATGAGCAAAGCCAGCCTGCAGAGATGGGTGCAGACCGCGACATTGAACGGCAAATGAGCGTCACTGTTGAAGCCACGGCCGATGGCAAGGGCTTTGATGATGAGCTGGACCAAATTGCGGTGGAAGTTGAAACCGCACTTGCTGGCAGCGGCTTCTTAGGTGGCTTGGTGAAAGAGCTTTATCTGCAGTCAACCAATCTGGATATAGCAGTGCGCCGGGACCGGGGCGAGAAGCGCCAAGGGATTTTGACACTGCGGTATATGGCGCTTGCCATTGCCCCGGAAAATGACCCGGAAACCGCGCACTAAAGTTGCTTGCGTATCTTCATCCGAAAACCGGTGCCCACTTTTCGGCGATACACGGTAGCCGCGCTTAAGCGTGCGGCTGAGGAACTAACTTTCCAACAAATCAGGAGAACAGAGCATGCCTTTAATTCACGGCAATAAGGGCAGTGTGACTGCTGGCGGTGAAGATGTCGCCAAGGTTCAAAGCTTCAATCTTTCGGTAGAAGCGCCAATCTCGGATGCAACGGCAATGGGTGAAGAGTGGGAAACCCACTTGGAAGGCGCACCAAAACGCTGGTCCGGGTCTATCAGCGCCAAGCGGGTGAAAGGCGACACGGGGCAAGCTGAGCTTAGCGCCGGGGCTTCTGTGGTGTTGCACCTTTATTACAGCGGCAATGAGAGCGGTGAAACCTACGCCTCCGGCACTGCAACGGTTACCAGCGTACAGCATGCGCAGGGCCGTTCTGAAACCATTGATATGACCTTTGAGTTTACCGGCAACGGCCCGCTGACAGAAGAGGCGGTGGCTTAAAACAATGCGGTACTTGCCGTATCCTAAGTGATTATGCGATGCGGTAAGTACTTGGATGTGAGCCATTGTTAGAGTAGGTAGGGCGTTTGTGATGTGCGTTTAGATGGCTCCTAAGAAGTATCAGGCGCGTTTTGTTTTGGTGTAGCATGAACGTGGTTTCTCGGCTTTTTAGTTCCTCGACCTGGAAGGTCGTTGTTGTTTTGGCAATTTGTTTGCCGATCTTGTTCTTTCTGGTAGTTCGGCTTTTTTCTGAAGATACTGCAACGAAATACACCATTGATAGTGTGAGAAAGGTGGAGCAGTTCTATTCGCTTCAGGCGAAAGTTAAGGCTGACCTAAACACCTATCGGCGGATTACTGGCAAAAACTTTGTAGATGTCACGCTTGATGCTTGCGTTGTGCAGATCAGTAATCATTTCAACAATGGCTGCCGCAATATCCATCAAAACCGTGGTGAGCAGACTACGATAAATCTGAGAGAAGTGGGCAACATCACGTTGCACAACTATAAGCTTGAGTTCAATTACAATGAGCGCACCAGAAAACTGCGAGATCAAACGGGGGATCTCATAGAGAAACTCTACAAGCATTATCGAACCAAACAGATTGAGAAAATAAACCGTGAGCGGCTCCATACAAAGCGGGATGACAATGAATTCATTGATCGGCTCTATGATGAGGTGGAAGAGTTTGTTGAGCAAAAAGACCTTCGGAGTTTTTCGTTCCTCCACCACTGTCAAGGTCGAAGCTCGCTGATACCTGATCCTAGTTACTATGATTATTATCTCCTCAGGTATGATGCACCAAAGAGTGTTTGGAATAAGCTACTACAATATCACGAGTTCTGTCTCAGGAACTCTGAGGCAGATATAGCGCGATATGCGCAATAGATCAGATAACATAAACCGCATTAAGGGCTGTTGGATGAAAGATCCAGCGGCCCTTTTTCTTGACATGATGAAAGGATCAAAATGCGTGCGATTGAGCGTGTGAAGAGCCATTACAAACGGGCAAAAAATCAGATTATTGACGTGCCTGAATGGGGGGCAAGAGATCATCCTTTTAAGATCTACTATGACCCGATGACCCCAAACCAGCGCAAGCGCGTGAATGACGAAAATGAGGGACTGGACCCGGAAGCCTTTGTGGATGTGCTTGTGATGAAAGCACAGGATGAAAACGGCGAAAAGCTCTTTAATGCCGATGACAAACACAAGCTTTTAACGGAAGCAGATGGCGCGATCATTGGCCGGATTGCCGTGCAGATGCTTGGCCCATGCGATGCCAGGGAAATTGAAAAAAACTAAGAGGCGATCCGTGGCGCATGTTCTTATTTAAGCTTGCGGATCGCTTGCACATGCGGGTTGCGGATCTTGAAGACTGGCCGGAATCCGAACTTTTAGAATGGTCTATCTACCTAAAATTTGCCGGGGAGCCAAACCCATGACCGTGCCGGATCTTGTCTACAACGTTCGGGCCAATGATAAATCCCGTGCAACCTTTGAACGGAACCGGCGCGAGTTACAAAAGACGCGTCGGGAAACCAAGTTGCTCAACATGGATATGGGATCACTTGGTAAATCTATGGGGGCAATTCGGTTTCTCCCGGCAGCAGCTGCGGCAGCTACGGTTGCCAAGTTGACAGCTGCAATAAAAAGCGCTGTTTCAGAAGGCTCCAAGCTTGCCAAGGTTGCCGATAAGGTGGGCGTAACGACCGATGAGCTGCAGCGCATGCGTTATGGGTTTGAGCTGACTGGTGTTGCGGCTGGCACGACTGATACAGCTTTGCAACGCTTTTCCCGGCGTGTTGGTGAGGCTGCCAACGGGTCTGGTGTTCTTTATGAGATCCTGAAAGCAAATGGCGTCCAACTTCGCGATTCCAGCGGCAAGATGAAAACCCAAGGTCAGATTTTGGGCGAATATGCAGACCTGATTAAAAACGCCAGCTCGGAACAAGAGCGGCTTTTGCTGAGCTTTAAGGCGTTTGACCGGGAAGGGGCCGGGTTGGTTCTGGCACTCAAAAACGGTTCCAAGGGCCTTGATGAGTTGATGGGCAAGGCAGATGAAGCGGGCGGGGTTCTGGATGAAAAGCTTCTGCGCAAGGCAGAAAAGATTGATGATGAATTTGCAAAGATGTGGCGCACCTTTGAAATTGGTGCAAAGCGGGCAACTCTGGCGGCTGCCAATGCAATGGACGTTGCATTTAATACACCGGTTGCAGAGCCAACCCTCAAGGATTTGCAGGTAGAGTTTTCGCGCAAATTGCCGGGGCTTAACCGTGAGTTGTCGCTTGCACAAACGCTTGGTGATGAAGCCCGTATTGCTGAAATTCAAGAGCAAATTGATGCGGTAAACGCCCGCCTTGCAGGTATTCAGAGCGAACGTCAGTTACGCCACACTGGTTTTACAGGAGGACCAACCCGGCGTGGTGGTGGTCGTGGGCGGAAAACTGAGAAACCAACAATCATTCCCGACAAGAAAACGGATAGCAGCGGGGGCGGTGGGTCTTCCAAGACAAAGGTGGACCCTTACGCCCGTGTTTTAGAGCAGCTTAAGTTTGAACGTGATCTGCTGAGCATGAACGCACAGGAACAAAAGCGGGCCAATGTGCTGCGCCTTGCCGGTGTGGAGGCTGCCAGCAAGCAGGGGCAGGAGCTGATTAAAGTTACAGATGAGATCTACGCGCAAACCCAAGTTCAGAAGAAGCACAATGAAGTTGTGAGTTTGCTTGGCGGGATGGCACAGGATTCCATGTCGCAATTTATTGACGCTCTGCGGATTGCTGACACGGCAGCCGGGCGGCTGGTGGCAACGCTGGCAGAGGCGGCCGCACAAGCTGCCTTTATGGGACAAGGGCCGCTTGCCGGGATGTTTGGAACATCGCAGCAATCGAACCTATCAACGGCGCTCATGAGTACGTTTCAAGGCTTCTTCGCAGGTGGTGGTGTGCTTGGTGCCGGGCAGTGGGGCATTGCAGGAGAAAACGGCCCTGAGCCGGTTCTGGGGCCTGCCAGGATCATTTCCAACAAAGACGCCTTTGGAGGCTCTGAGCGCGGTGTGGTGGTCAATCAGTACATCCAAACGCCTGATGTTGAGAGCTTTCGCCAGTCACAAGGGCAAGTATCTGGAATGCTGGTTGATGCTTTGAGCCGTGGGCGGCGCAACCGCTAGAAGAAGAGCAGGAGGTGAGTTTAATCGGTTCCATTAATGAGATATGCATATGAATAGAAATGCAATCTAGAGTAGGTCATAAAAATGGGAACGAGACTAACATCCTGGGTAGAACGCAGATCCGGAGGAAAGTATGAGCAGATTGATAGACCAGACCTGTTTCTATCCTTTGAGCCATTTGCTCCCCCAAATTATGGGGTCTATGCATTTTTAGCAGGTGTTCGAAATTATGCAGGAATTACACCGTTGTCCGCGCCTCGCGGATTGCCTGATGATGTTCGGGAAAGTGTCTCGAAGAGATACTACAGCTATCCTGACGTGCTGCATTCTGCGTCCTGGTTTCTTGTCTCAGAGTTGGCAGAAGTCGACTATTGCGAAGTTATCGAAGACAGGCGCGAACGCCGTGTTGGCTCAGATCGAGCCGATTTTTACCAAACAAACAATACAGTTGCACTTGGTAAAGGTGAACAGATGACACTTCGAGAATTTCTCGGGGCTGAGTTCTTTCTGGACTTGGATGCTTTGACTGCCTGTAATGCAGATCGCATCGTGTTTTGGTTTGAACTCTAAGCTTGCTGTGAAGTTCGATCTGTGTTTGTCGCAGAGAGGCTGACATGCTGGAAGAATTTCATGACACACGGTTTCCGCCAGATATCTCGTTAGGGGCACGCGGTGGGCCGGAACGTAAAACGCAAGTTGTGGTGCGTGCCAACGGCCGGGAAACGCGCAACCAGCAATGGGCGGATAGCCGGAGGAGATACAACGCGGCTAAGGGTGTTCGCTCTGTCAATGATCTGCATAAGGTGGTGGAGTTCTTTGAAGAGCGGCGCGGGCGTATGTTTGCGTTTCGCTGGAAGGATTGGGCAGATTTTAAGAGTTGCCCGCCCGGTGATGCAATCAGCGCCACTGACCAGGTGTTAGGTGTTGGGGATGGCGTGCAAAAGGAATTCCAACTTGTGAAGACCTACGGCGCAACCTTCCAGCCGTATACACGCAAGATCCTTTTGCCTGCAGACACTGCACCGGTTGTGGTGGCCGTGGGCGGTGCTCCGGCCGTGGGGTTTGTGCTTGATGAGACTTCCGGCCTGATCACATTTGCTTCTGCCCCGCCTGCTGGTGAGGACGTTACAGCGGGCTTTGAGTTTGATGTTCCAGCCCGCTTTGATACCGATATGCTGGAATTGACGCTAAACGCCCATGTGCAGGGCAGTGTGACCAATATTCCAATTGTTGAGGTGCTGTTATGAAGCAGCTTAATCCAGCCCTTGCAGAGCACCTGCAGGGCAACTGCACCACCTTGTGTTGGTGCTGGCGGGTCACGCGGCGCGATGGCGTGAAGCAGGGCTTTACGGACCATGACCGGCAATTGGTTTTTTTAGGTGTGGTGTTTGAGGCAGCCGCTGGTTTTACCGGAACGGATGTAGAGGCGAACCTTGGCCTTGCGGTTAACAATATGGACGTGGAAGGCGCGTTTTCTTCTGACAAGATCACGGAAGCAGACATTGCGGCCGGGCTTTATGATGATGCGGAAATCGTGCTTTACCGGGTGAACTGGCAGGATACGTCTCAGCGGGAAGTTATGCAGCGCGGCAACATTGGCGAGGTGAGCAGAGGCGAGCTTGCATTTAACGCAGAGATGCGCAGCCTTGCCCACCGGCTCAACCAGAACACCGGCCGCACTTACCAGTATGGCTGCGATGCTGAGTTGGGGGATAGCCGCTGTGGTGTGGATCTGCAGGCACCGGAGAACAATGGGGCGGGCAGTGTAACAGCGGTAAAAGACCGGGTGTTTACCTGTGCCGGCATAGGTGGGTTCCCAGCTGACCGGTTTTCATGGGGGCAGCTTCACTGGATCACCGGGGCAAACAAAGGTGCTCGCGTCAAAATCAAGGTGCACAAGCTGACAGAGGGCGGGGCTGCAGAGCTGACCCTTTGGCAAGCGCCTGTGCAGCCGATTGTTGCCGGGGATAGCTTTGACGTGTTTGCCGGGTGTGCTCATACCTTTGCGGCCTGCAAAGACAAGTTTGCAAACGCGGTGAACTATCGCGGCTTTCCGCACATGCCCGGCCCTGACTTTATTTTGTCCTACGCTGAACAGGATGAGCAGAAAAATGACGGTTCCTCCTATGTCAAATAAGGTTGTTGCGCTTGCCCGTGGTTGGCTTGGAACGCCTTACCATCATCAAGCCAGTGTCAAAAGGGCTGGTTGTGATTGTCTGGGATTGGTGCGCGGGATCTGGCGGGAGCTTTACGGATCTGAGCCGCAAACGGTTCCGGCTTATTCCCCGGATTGGGGAGAAGTTGGAACACGTGAAACGCTCTTGGAGGCCGGAGAAAAGTACTTCCAGCGGGCAGAGCTGGACCCGCCCGGCCTTGGGGCTGTGGTGGTGTTTCGGGTGCGATCCGGAGCGATTGCAAAACACGCGGGCCTGATCAGCAGGCCGGGTGTGATGATCCACGCACAAGAGGGCGCGGGAGTTGTTGAGGTGCCCTATTCGGGGTGGTGGCAGCGCCGGGCGGTAGCTGCTTTTGGGTTTCCTTGAAAGAACTCTGCAACTATCTGCTCATGCGGCGGCGGATGAACACAACCAGAGCCGCGATAGCCCAGATGAATGAGCTGAGAAGACAATACAAAATTGCATAGATGATCATTAAGGACATCTGGGACCCCATAGTGAGATGCGCTGTCGCATCAATTCCCAGAATGTTGCAAGCAGGAGAAGGCTTGGTTGAGTAGACTGGTTCGCAATAGACAGTCGCAAATCCCAAAAACAAGATCTCAATTGAAAGAAGTACAGCGGGCCAATAGGCCATCACGAGTACAATCGAGAGATCTCTTCTCTTCTTCCTTTCAAAGTACCAAAGAGCGCCGCTGAAGAGCGCAATGGTGCCGATTGCGATGCTCAACAACTCCAAATTTATCTCCATTTTTCTTTCGATTTTCATCGGTAATTGACACAAGCTACAGGGTAAAACAATGGCAACGCTTGTTTTAACAGCGGCGGCAACTGCGATTGCAGGGGCAACAGGTGCAGGGCAGGTTGCGGCCTTTGCTCTTTCTGCAGCGGCAAGCATTGCCGGGAGCTACCTAGACAACATGTTGGTTTCTGCCTTCACTCCGGGCAGCAAGAGCCATGTGGAAGGGCAGCGGCTGGATAACCTGCAGGTGATGGGGTCCAGTGAAGGGGCGGTGGTTCCTCTTGTCGCCGGGCGTGCGCGTGTTTCCGGGCAGGTGATCTGGGCAACAAATCTGCATGAGGTTGTGACCACCACAACGGAAAAACATGGCGGTAAGGCGGGCGGTGGTTCGTCTTCTACGGTGACGCAAACAACTTACAGCTACTATGCCAACTTTGCGGTTGGGATCTGTGAGGGGCCAATCTCTGACATTTTGCGGGTGTGGGCGGATAGTAAGGAAATAGACACAACCAAAATCACCATGCGCATTTACAAGGGTGATGAGGAACAGGAAGCCGATCCGTTGATTGCTGCCAAACAGCGCAGCCCGGATGTGCCAGCCTATCGCGGCCTTGCCTATGTGGTGTTTGAAGAACTGCCCCTTGCAGACTTTGGAAACCGCTTGCCACAACTGACTTTTGAAGTGGTGCGCTGCGTTGGCTATGAGGAAGAAAAGCTGACGGCTGTCTCTCTTATTCCCGGCTCTACTGAGTTCGGTTATTCCAAAACACCCGTGAAGGATGGCAAGGACGGCCCCACCACTGCCTATAACAACCGGCACACACTTTCCGCAGCAACTGACTGGGAGCACTCCATAGATCTTTTGCAGAGCACCTGCCCGGAATGCAAAACGGTCTCTCTGGTGGTGGCGTGGTTTGGGGATGATTTGCGAGCGGGAGAGTGCACGATTGCGCCTCGTGTGGAGGCACGCAAAACCACCAGCCCGATTGAATGGCGCGTTGCCGGACTAAGCCGGGATGAAGCGCGGCTTGTCTCTTATGTCGATGGGAAGCCCGCCTATGGTGGCTCGCCTTCTGACAGTGTTGTCATTGAAGCAATCAAGGATCTGAAAGAGCGCGGCTTTAAGGTGATGCTTTATCCGTTTGTCATGATGGATATTCCAGAAGGCAACGGCCTGCCAGATCCTTACGGGGAGGCAGAACAAAAGGCTTATCCGTGGCGCGGCCGGATCACTTGTCACCCGGCAGCGGGGCAGCCGGGCAGCCCGGATGGAACGTTTGAAATCGAACCGCAACTTTTTTCATTCTTCGGGGAGTCTGACCATTTTGATGTTAGTTGGGATGGTGATCAAGTTATCTACACTGGCGATTATCGATGGAGTTATACCCATTTTGCCTTGCACCTTGCGATGTTAGCAAAGGCAGCGGGCGGTGTGGATGCTTTTGTTGTTGGAACGGAAATGCCGGGCATTTCGGCTCTAACATGGGGGTTTGATGACTTTCCGTTTGCATACTTCATGGCATATATCGCCGAGGAAGCGCGCAAGATCATGGGGCCGGATGTAAAGATAGGTTATGCTGCTGACTGGTCCGAGTTTCACAGCCACCGGCCTAATGATGGCAGCGGCGATGTGTTCTTTCATCTCGATTATCTTTGGGCTCATGACGATATTGACTTTATTGGCATAGATAATTATCTGCCGCTGACCGATTGGCGCGATCATGAAAACCATGAGGACCACGGGCAAGGTGCGCAATCGATCCATGATCTGGACTATCTGAAAGCTGGCATCGAGGGCCGGGAGTATTTTGACTTCTACTATGCCTCTGATGAGGACCGGACCAACCAGAACCGCACCTTGATTGCAGATCAGGACCATGGTGAGCACTGGGTGTTTCGTCAAAAGGATTTGCGGGGCTGGTGGGGAAACCCGCACCACAACCGGCCGGGCGGGGTGCGTTCAAATACCTCAACTAACTGGGTGCCAAAATCAAAGCCTATCTGGTTTACAGAGTTTGGCTGCCCCGCGATCGACAAAGGCACCAATCAGCCAAACGTGTTTTATGATCCCAAATCCTCAGAAAGTCAGGTGCCCTATTTTTCCTCCGGGGTGCGTGATGACCTGATACAGCGGCGTTACCTTCGCGCCATGCTGGAATACTGGGCTGTAGAGGCTGGCAACAATCCAGTTAGCCCGGTTTATGGCGGGCCTATGGTGGACCCTGTGAACATGTTTGCATGGGCTTGGGATGTGCGGCCGTTTCCATCGTTTCCGGTGGAATCCGATACCTGGGCGGATTGGGGCAACTTCACCACCGGGCATTGGCTTTCCGGCCGTGTGGGCGGTGTCTCAGTTGATGGCATTGCCCGGCTCTTAATGGAGCGGGCGGGCTTGCGTGAAGGCATAGACTTTGAAACTGCCGGGGCGGATGGGGTTGCTGATGGCTTCCTTATCTCTTCCATCACCAGTGCCCGCAGCGTCTTGGAAACCCTTGGGGCTGTTTTCTTCTTTGATGCGGTGGAATCGGGCGGCCGGGTGGCGTTTCGCCCGCGTCGTTCCCGCTATCCCTTAGCTGAGATTGAAGCAGAGCAACTGGTTGATCAGGGCAAGGACAAAGAGCGGGTTTCCATTACAAGAGCGCAAGAAACCGAGTTGCCTGCAGTGGTGCGGGTAACGGCCTATGACAGCTCGAAGGATTTTAACACAGCAACTGCTGAGGCGCTGAAAGGGGCTGTTTCAACTGAAAGGGTTGTGACTTCTGATCTGCCTGTCGTGACCAACTATGAGCGCCTGCAGGGCATGGCTGAAAGTCTGCTGCAGGAGGCTTGGGCGTCACGGGAGCGCTTAAGCTATGTGCTGCCTCCAACGGACCTGCACATAGAACCGGGCGACTATCTTAAGCTAACCGTTTCCGGCCGTGTGTTCGCGGTGCGGGTGCTTTCCGTCAAGGATGGAGACGCCCGCATGATTGAAGCGGTGACCTATGATGCACCGGTGTATGAAGCCACCAAGGGAGCAACACGGGCCTTTGTCTCAAAAGGGCAGGTGCTGCAGGCGGCCGCCTTGGGGGTGTTCATTGATGGACCGCTTTTGCGTGATCAGGACACACCATGGCAAGGCTACCTGACCGGCTATCAGTTGCCGTTCTCAAAGGGCATGGCGTTCTTATCCAGCCCGGTGACAAGTGGCTATGAGCTGCGGGCCGCCCTTAATCAGCAAGGTGTGCTTGGGGAGCTGCAGGCACCCTTACCTGCAGGGTCGCTGCACCGCTGGGACAAAGGCAACCGGGTAGAGGTCAAGCTCTACAACGGGGCGCTGGCTTCTCTTGAAGAGGATCTGGTTTTCTCTGGTGGCAATGCCATGCTGATTGAAGGGGCAGGCGGTGAATGGGAGCTGTTGCAGTTTGCCAATGCTGAGCTAACCGGCACGCGCACCTATACCTTAAGCAAATTGTTACGCGGGCAGCGGGGCAGTGAGCCGGGCATGGGTGCACCTGCAGGGGCGCGTGTGGTGGTGCTGGATGGCGGCATGACACAAAACGGGCTTTCTCGTTCTGAGTTGGGTTTGCCGCTTAACTGGCAAGCAGGCCGGGCCGGGGCTGGTGTGGGATCGCAGGATTACACCAGTTACCAAAAGACCTTCACCGGCCGTGGAGAGCGGCCACTTTCGCCTGAGCATTTGAACGCCCGTGCGCAAGCTGATGGCAGTATTGCAATAAGCTGGATAAGGCGCACACGAACGGGCGGGGATAGCTGGGAGGTGGCAGAGGTGCCTCTTGGTGAGACTGTAGAAAGTTATAGTGTTGAGATCCGTGAAGGGGGCGTTTTAAAGCGCTCCCTTTCTGCTTCCAAAGGCTTTGTTTTCTACACGGCCGCCATGCAGGCGGAAGACTTTGGCGGCCCTGCATCCAGCTTTGATGTGTGGGTTTATCAACTATCAGAGGTCTATGGGCGCGGTGTTCCTGCCGTTGCTCACTTCGAGACGTAAAGGGGAAGCTATGAGCACTACGGCACACTTGAACCTGCCGATGATTGCAGCTGCGCAATCGCAAAAGCATGTGACCCATAATGAGGCGTTAGCGCTGCTTGATGTGGTGGTGCAGCTCTCAGTCATCTCAAACAGCCTAACCAATCCGCCTGCAGATCCAGAAGAGGGGGCGCGTTACATAGTACCTGCAGGAGCGGCTGGTGCTTTTGCCGGGCATGAAAACGAGATTGCGGCCTTTAGCGCCGGGGCTTGGGCGTTTCTTACACCTGGCACCGGGTGGGCTGCTTGGATCGAAAGCGTGGAAAGTATGCAGGTTTTTTCTGGTGGGGCATGGGGCAGCTTTTCTTCTGTGGTCGGTCTGGGCACAGATCCGAACACGGGCGGCCTTGCCTTCCAGCAAGAGAAAACCGTTTTAAGTGAAACGGACAGCAAAGCGCAAAGCCAGTTTGTAACCGTGGATGAAGAGCTAAGCCTTGCGGGGAGCAGCGTTGATAGCTCGGTTTTAATCCCTAACCGGGCAATCGTGTTTTGTGTCTCAGCACGCACTGTGGAAGCTGTGACAGGGGCAGCCTCTTATGATTGTGGCCTTGCTGGTGAGCAATCCAAGTTCGGCGGATCTTTGGGGGCAGCCGTTGGCTCAAACAATGCCGGGGTGATCGGTCCGACTGCGTTTTACAGTGATACGGCCGTGCGGCTTACAGCCAATGGCGGCGACTTCACCGGGGGCAAGGTGCGCATTGCCTTGCATTACTTCCTGCCAGTTACTCCGCAGAGTTAAGAAGGCGATAGGGGTCTCCACCGGGTTGGGATAAAACAAAACGCTTCTCGCTTGGATCGTAGTTCCATTTGAAGTTTAAAGCTCCTGCGATGTCTTCAATATGTACTTCTTGTGAGAGACGTTCCTTCAGCTGTTCTTTTGTGAGTTTATCAGCGAATCCCAAAGCAATTTGCTCATGCAATTGATCTGTCATTGAGAGCAGTTGCTCGTCAATTTTAGAGAGATCATTCTCGACCCTTTCGTGAACGTTTGAAAGGTTTTCAGCACTGTAAACTTCCATCATGAGTGGTTGTAGTTCTTTTCTTGTATGGGCTCTGTAGTGTTGCATGAAATTTAGTTTCTCGGCGTACTGCTTGGCGAGATCGAGTTTCCCTGTTTCTGCGTACACTGATGAACACCAGAATACGAACAGGTTCAGCGCAATAAAAAGAAACTTCATGTACTCCGCGTCCTTACAAACATCTCAAAAATTTGACTTGGAAAATAAGGCTAATCGATGAGAGGCTCAAATGAATAAATTTCATTCGTTTTCTTTGTAATTCAACCGTTTCACCGGCCGCAAGAGCGGCTTTTTTTGTACCTGCACGGGAGCTTTCAGCTCCCGTTTTTTGTTAGGGGCAGAGCATGCAAGAGACGTTTCGACTGATTATTTTAGACTTACTTGGGACTGAAGGCGGGTTTGCAAACCGTTCGCGTAAAGCAGATCCGGGCGGCCCAACTAATCTTGGCGTCACTCAAAGAACTTTGTCGGCTTGGCGCGGACGTGCGGTGAGCGTGGAAGAAGTGAAGCGCCTGAGCCGTGAAGAGGCAATTGATATCTACCGGGCGCAATACTGGGATGCTGTGAAAGGCGATAAGCTGCCGCGTGGGTTGGACTATGCCGTTTTTGATTGTGCCGTAAACTCCGGCCCGGCGCGGGCCGTCAAGATCCTGCAGAAGATCCTCAAAGTCAAAGTAGATGGCGTGTTGGGCCTGATTACGTTGGGTGCAGTGAAGGCGCATTCTGCCACGGCCTTAATCAACCTGTTCTCAGTCGCTCGCCTGAAGTTCATGAAGCGGCTGAGAAACTGGCCCTACAACAAGACCGGCTGGACGCGGCGTGTACGTCATGTGCAGGAGCGCTCCCTAGAGCTGGTGGGCAATGCCATGATTAAACGTGCACCAACTCCAAATCTGGAACCTCATGAAAATGAGGAAGGTTCCAAGGCGGTTGATGAGGAAACCAGCGCACTCAGCGCATGGCTAAGCCCGGACGGGATCACTAAGGGCGCAATGGCCGCTTCTGGCTTCTCCGGCATTCTGGCGGGGTCCGGGCCGGTGCAGTGGGGCTTTGCAGTCGCTCTGATTTTAAGCGTGGGCGTTGCTGGTTATTTGCTGATCAATAAAGAGCGGGCCGCCTGAGATGGGGGCGGTTCTTCCCTTCCTGATTAAAACGAAGATAGGGCGGGCATTGGTGGCCGCCCTTCTTCTTTGTGCACTTGCGGCCGTTGCCTGGCACCAGATCCGGCAGGGAGCGTTTATCGAGGCAGAGCGTGAAGCTTTGCAAGGGACTGTGAAAGCGGAACAGCAAAGGAAGCAAGATGATGCCTATTTGCAAGGTCTTGAAGATTACCGCTTGTGTCTTGAGTACTTTGATGATTCCGGGCTGCGAAACGTTGCAGAGTGCGAGCAGTTGCAGTGGGTTCACAAAGAATAATCTAAGCCCCCAAGGCTTTGTGGTGCTGGTTCAAGTGGACAGGGCGGGGGCAAACAGAGTTGCAGCAAATGACAGGAACGGACAGAGGCAGGGCTGCTGGAAATGACGGATTTTATCTTGGAGATTTTCTATCATTTACCGTTCTGGAAAACGGCCGTCATTGTTGCTTTTGCTCTTATTGGCGCTTTGCTTCAAGAGGCTGGCTTCTGGCAACGCGTGCTTACATTCTTCATCGGAATTGCTGCGGCCGTAACCTTCACTCAGCCGCTCCTGGACTTCTTTGAACTGAGGCCTGCGTTTAGTGACGCGACGGCTGGTGTGCTTGCTATGAGTGGGCGTAATATGACTGTGTTTGTGTTGCGGCTTTCTCGGGATCCGTTCAAATCGGCAGGGATGATATTGAAAATCTGGAAAGGCTTCAGGTGAGTGTCCAAGATAAAGAGCTACAACTGTATCCTGCACAACCTGCCTCTTATTCTCACCAGTAACTCAGGGCATGAATTCGGTTCCTAATGCATATGTGTGAAATTAATTACACGTAATTATTAGGAGAATTTCATGTTTGTGGCTGTTTATCGAACTTCAATTCTAAGCTTGGGTGTTGATGAAGAGGAAGCTATCAACCAGGCGCTATGTATTTTGAAAGGACTGTCAAATGAGGAGAGCACTCACATTGCCAGCCACTTACAGATAAGGCCAATTACTGAGCAAGCTTGCAATCAGATTATATATAAGGAAAGTATTTCTCTAAAAGTAATCAACGGCGAAGTCGGGTCGTTATAG